TTATGGTAAGGACAGAGTATCGAATGAAGCAGCGAAGAAAGGTAGCACTCTACATGAACTGTTTGAATTATATAACAAAAACTCACCTGAATTCGATTATTATGAACAGTTCTTAATGAAGGATGATTTCTACAAGACACACATTGGTAATTTCTTTATCATTCTTTCCATGTTTGGTTTAGACCGCGCTGCTTACGCTGAACGTAAGTTGTATGATGAAGAGAAGAATCTTGTGGGAATCATCGATGCAATTTACGAGAAGGACGGTAAACACATCTTGGTTGATTATAAGACAGGTAAGTATCGTGAGAGTGATTATAAGGACTACCTGGATGAACTGCACTTGTATGTCTACCTAGTGCAGAAAACAACAGACATCAAGATTGATCAGGTTGGTATCTTCTTTACGGGTTATCCTAATGATTCTTTCATTGAGGATGTGGAAGAGAAGCGCATTAAATCTGTATTACGTAAGTTTGACAACACGGTAAAGAAGATTGAAGCGAAGAAGTTTGATGCAAAACCCTCCTGGTTGTGCAACTATTGTGAATATGCCTATATTTGTGACATGATTTACGATGATACAACCAAAGATGAATTCTCCTAAATAACAATCTTTATAAACTCTTTTTTACATACGTAATAGTGGTGGAAGATTGTGTGCGTCACTATTCACAAGTTGCTTTACGATTCATTCCCGCGTCAAATTGCAATTCCTTATCGGATTACAACAAATACTTCTGAGGAATTTTACGAGCAGATAAACCGCTATAAATCATACAAGCGTGTATTTGCTACCATTTACAATTATACGTCCTCTGAGGTGTATGACAATGCTTTCCTCAACGTAGATAAGATATTCTTTGATCTTGACGGTGAGAAATCATTTGTTGAAGCAGTAAAACTCTCAAATGAGTTTGGTAAGCGTAACATGCGCTACCTGATGCTCTACTCTGGTAATGGATTTCACTTCTACCTCTTCACTAAGAATTACGCGGAATTGAAGAATAAGAAAGCAGCACTCTTTAGCGCACATTCATTTTTTGTAAGGAAGTTCAAGTTGACTACGATGGATGAAAAGGTTATGAGTGATGTCGCGCGTGTAGCAACCATCCCTGGAACATTTAACAATCGCCGTGGTAGATACTGCATTCCTCTTACAACAGATGATCTTGAACGTGGATTGAAGTTTATTCAGCGTAAGGCCACACATCAACCACATCCATGTGATTACATGGTTTATGGTAACAAATACCTGAACATGGAAATGTTTGATGTAGGTGGAAAATACTATAACAATCGCTACTCTTCAATCGACGCACAGGACTATAGATTAGAGTATGATGATGCTATTTGTATGCAGATTTCGCATGATTCTCTACTCAAAACTCTTCCACCATGCATTTCATCCTTACTGATAAATAGTATGTCAAAACGAGTAGGTTTTAGAGGGCGCTACTTGCTTATTACCTATCTGCGTGATAGTGGTTTCCTCTACGGTGAGATCAAGGACATATTAGAGAAATATCTTGTAAGCACACGCAATGGACGCACAGAAGCGTATCATTGCATCGTTGAGGAGCGACAACTTGATAGACTGTTTGACGTTTATAATCAGCCTATTTTCCCGCGTTGTGAACTTGTCAAGCAGTACGGGTATTGTCCTCATTCTGGTTACTGTGACTTTACAAGAGAGTATGGCACGAAAGATAAACATTTAGTAAAAATATACAGGTGATAACATAGAATACTTAATTGTAGATACAAGAGAACCCAAAACCGTTCAAAATAAGATTGCTCGCATTGCAAAAACGTATAATGTTGAAGTCCGTTTTGAATGCATGGAATCAGGTGATTTTGCTTGGGTTATTGATGGTGAGAAGAAGATTGTCATTGAGCGCAAATCTGTAGCAGACTTTGTCAATTCTGTGCGCGATGGACGCTTAGAAACACAACTTACCAATCTTGAACAGTTTGATGAACCGTATCTTTTCATACACGGTAATTTTAAGAGTCTTTATTATGTCCCTTACGCTAAACAGTGGAAAACTGCACATACAGTTGGTTCCCTCTGTTCTGTAGCGGCAAGGTATGATGTAAAGATGATTCAGTTTGATACTGCTCCTCAATTATACCATGCAATTTTCAAGATCAAGGAAATGGTAGGAAAGGGTAAGAAAGTAGAGAGTGTCAAGCACAAGAAAGTCAAGTCAAGTGCAAATCCACTCTATGACATTTATCTGTCCTTACCTGGAGTGGGTGACAAACGCGCACAGAAGTTACTAGAAGCGTATCCTAAACTTTCTGATTTGATTACTGATTACAAGAATAATGCACTGAAGATTAAACTCCCTAAAAATACATTAGAAGCACTCAACTTTTTATGAGGTGATAAAACATGATTATTAGTATTGAAGGTGTAGAGGGTAGTGGTAAATCCACTGTCCTCAACTATTTACAGGAAAACTTAACTGATTTTGAAGATATTGTTTACACGGCAGAACCCTACGCTGAAGATATGCGCGGTCTGATTGAGAAACATAAAGACAACTCGGAGAAACAATTACTTCTTACCCTGCTTGATCATTTCGACCACGTTGATTCATTCATCACGCCTGCTCTTGAAGAGGGTAAGATTGTCATTACCGATTCCTATCTGGATGATATTATTGCGCGCTACGGTGTAATCCTTGCGCGTGACACTGATGAGATTATGCGCTTCTTCGATGGAAACACACTTTTCCCTAACATTACTATCTTCCTTTACGGTAATCCATCTGTATTCGCTATGCGTAATGCTAAACGGCGTAAGATAAACAACATGACAGAAGAAATACAGCGTTTACAAAAGATTCAGGATAATTATATAAAACTTGCAAAGGAAGGAAAACATCGTTATTTCATTCTTGATGCAAATGGTTCTATTGACAGCGTTTGTTTCAATGTTGAAAATACCCTCCGTTATTACCTATATCGTTATTATCATCCTGAATAAGTTTTGCACAATAGTGCGTGTAGAAACAATTTCAAAACCCTTTTATAGACAAACAAGAAACTAATTGTATACAACATAGGTTGGTGTGAAAGTGGATTACAAGGTTTGTGGCGTCTTTGACGCAGAAAAGATCAAGGAAGAGAAGAAAGAGACTTATTACTTCAAACTGACTGACTTTGAGCAGAATGTTACCCTTGATGTTGTTAATCAGTGTGGAACGGATGTAGCGTGTATTTGTATTATTAGTAAGAAAACAGGTAAGATTACTCGCATTGATGGTATTACGGATAAACTTGGATTTGACCTTACGTGGGTTGGTATGGTGAAGGTGGTTTAAAATGGCAGTTGAAGGTATTTACACAGAAAAAGAGAAGTGTGAGAATGTCTACTTTAATCTTGTAGACAATGGTGAAGTTGTTACTCTTGAACTTGTGGATGAGAATGGAAACCATGTGATGTGTGGTAACATTTGCAACATTAGTAAAAAATCAGGTAGGATTGATACATGCTGGAATATCAACCGTGAACTTGGGTTTACTCTTGATTCACATGGTAGTGTAATAGTAGACTAGAATCAAAATATTACCCCCTAAACACATCAAAAACATAGGGAGTTTGACCCTATCTTTTTTTAGATGAGTAAATATACCTCTTAAAAACAACATGCAAAAATAATGCTGTTTTACTCGAAGAATTGAAGAGATTTAAAAAAGGTAAGAGGATTCAACCTCTTACAAATTTCCGCGTAAGAAAGTTATAGAAAAGTATCTGAAACTGCATAGAATGTTCATATGCAGTTCTATTCTCTTTTAGCACGTAACTGAACTGTGATTCTAACCATTTTTCAAACTCTGGACTACGCAACATTGCATCAGAATCAATCTTCTGCGCATGGAGAAGTTCATGCCAAATGCGTAATCCAAATCCTAGTTCATCAGTGTCCCATATGTTCTTTGCAACACCAACACTCTTACCCGCACAACCGCCCGCATACTTAGCACTACGCGCTTGACCATCAAAGATTACAACAGTATCATCCGCTTCAGGAATGAGAAACCCTTTCCAATCTCCTGTCATTACACGATACTTAGGTGCTTCAGTAAGGAAGTTGAACTTCCACAGTTGAGGAATAAGGTAGAGGGAATTTTTTACAAATTCAGGATCAATGTTATCCTCGATGTAAATATCAATCTCAATCGGTTTTACTCGCTGTGTTCCAAATAGTGTAGCAAGTAGAGTTAAAAAATAGAATTTAAACTTCTCGAAATCAAACTTCATGTGTCACCTCTTTACCAGTTTTATCAGGCGAATAAACCAATCCTTACCAATTACATCTTCAATCTCCTTGTAAATCAATCGTGCTTCATCAGGGTCAATATATCCATCCTCATAACTTTCCTTGGCTACATCAATTATGTCTTGAATCTCTTTGAAGGAAAAACCCTTCCCCACAAAATAACCTACTCCAATTGTAAGAAAAGTAGAGAAGAGGAAGAAAAGAACATCAGCGTTTAAAATAAATTGTAAAATATCTTCCATTTATTCACCTGGTGTTATTGCTTCTCTTACCTGTTTTTGATAACGTTCTGGAACTTGCTCAATTGTCATACGTCCAGTTTGAATTGCTGTAATACACATTAACACAAAAAAATTCATTTTAACCCTCCAATACTGTAATACGGGATTTTAATTCATCAATCTCTTGCATAAGTGTAGACAATATCATTGCTATAGTATCGGTTGAATCACGGTCTGCAAGTGTATTAATATACTCTTGAATAGGAATAACTCGCTCATCGTATTCCCAACCAGAGAATTCTTCCTCTTCAATACGCACAACATTTGTTCTTAAATAAACATTGGTTTTTCCAATTTCAATAAACGGAATAGAATTTTGAGTTCCTCTTATACGCATTTTTCTTTCACCTCATTATTAATTTTGTCAATATACGGTTGTAACGGTTTAATGTATTTTTGTTCAAGTTTGTGATGATTACACCATTTAATCCAACCTCTATACGAATTAATACTACAATATTCATTTAGAGTTAAATCTAAACCCGATTCACATGTTTTCTTTATTTTGATCATTTTCGTTTTTAATGTTTTAGCAGTTGATTTTCTTAATAAAATGTTCTCATCGAAAAAACGATAACCAACATAATCAAGTCCACGTGAACATGTTTTGAATACCTGTCGATCAGATTTTACTCTTAGTTTTAAATTGCGAGCAAGATATTCTCGAATCTCATCATCAAGTTGATGAAGAAATTTTTTTGATTTATGGAATATAACGATATCATCCATATATCGGAAATAAAACCGACATTTCTTTTCTTCCTTACACCAATGGTCAAAACCTGAAAGATATAAATTACCACTCCATTGAGAGAAATAATTGCCTATAGGTATACCGGAAGGCACACTATCAATTATTTCATCAATTAACCATAAAACATCATTATCCTTTATTTTACGTCTATATATCTGTTTAAGAATGTCATGAGAAATAGATGGATAATACTTATGAATATCAATTTTTAAACAATATTTTGTATCGTTCTTATGATACATTGCTTTGTTTATTCTCTTCCATGCCAGGTGAGGACCACGACCAGGAAGAGCAGAATATGTATCGTATATTAATGTTTTTATTAAAATTGGTTCAAGAATTTGCATAATTGCCCACTGACATATTCTATCTGGATAATAAGGTAATTTGTAAAGAGTTCTTACTTTTCGACCCTCTGTTTTCTCAAAGATAGTATATTCAGATGTTTTATATGTTTTATTGATAAGAGACATTTGCAATTCTTGAAGATAATGTTCAACATCAGAGTCAACCATTTGAACTTCTGCATATGAACCCTTATCTTTACGGGCATTAAGATGTGCTAATCTTAAATTATCCATATCATATATTTTATGATAAATATTACCAATTCTTTTCATAATAATCTCTAAATGGATTAATCAGGTCGAGTTTTCGGTTTTACCCTACTAACACAACCGCGACACCCTAATATTCCACCAAGAGGTGAGGACATAATTTTATCATATATTTTCCATTTTGGTGACTGCTGATATTCGAATTCGAATTCACAGGCGAATAGTTCAAATTCAGATTGAAGGGCTCTGCATTACCTGCATTAGTCCAATTCCTGCTGAAATTACCTAAGTAACCTGCTTGAAGATTCGTATAAAAAATCATTTATGCCCTTTTTGATAAAAAATATTTACTACATATATATCACCTCAACTTTGTTTTTTAATCCATGTTAGGCGACCGCCGACATTCGAAGTCGAAGACACAGGCG